GGTAGCTGACATATATAAAAACGAAGGGTTTACTGTAAGGCCCGCTCGTACTAATTCCGTGGCTGCAAGGATTTCTGCTGTAGATAAGTACATGACTAGAATTGTAGACGGTAAATATGGTTTTCTTGCTTGCCCTACCCATGCGACAAATTTGATACAGGCGCTAGCGGGTAAGTACCGTTACAAAATAAACACCAAAGGTGTACGAGATGAGAAGCCAGAAAAATCCCACCCCTGGTCAGATGTGGCTGATGCGTTTCAATACATGTGTTTACATGCTGACGGCGGTGAGGTATTTGGAGCGATGAACTTTTCGAACCAAAGGAAATCAGTTGTCAAAGTTTCATCTGGCGGCTGGACATAATCTGTTGACGCGTTGACAGTTTAATGATAGGAATCTGATATGACGCTTGGCCCAGCTATAATTCCTGTTGCCCGTGCTAGTGATTTGGAAGCGGCAGCAAAACGCGAGTCTGACGACACGCAAAATAGACCTGTTGTTCAGGGCCTAGCTGCGCATACGCGCAAACGTTGGGAAATTATGAGAGATCATTTTCGTGATGATCTTGAAGATAGACTCATTGCTTGCATCCGTGCACGTAACATGGAGTACGAACCTTCCAAACTTGCAGAGATAAAAGAACAAGGTGGTTCTGAAATATTTATGGGTATCGTTAGTTCTAAGTGTCGTACAGCGACAGCTTGGCTAAGAGATACTCTTTTAGGACAGGGTCAAGATAAACCTTGGTCACTTTCCGCCACTCCTATTCCTGAAGTACCCCCTGATATTGCGCAAGCCATGCAGAATATTATGCGTGAAAATTTAATGCAGTACTACGCAGAAGGTGGGCCGCAGCCTAATCCACAGGAGCTAAAAGAATTAGCTAGTGGCATGAAAGACACAGCTATGCGAGCTATGAAGTTCGAAGCAGAAAAACGTGTCGAGCGCATGGAATTAAAAATGGAAGACCAAATGACAGAGGGTGGATACACCAAAGCTCTGTTTGAGTTTACAAACGATATTGCTACGTTCCCTTACGCTATAATGAAGGGGCCGATACCACGTAAACGAAAAACAATGAAGTACATGGAAGGTGGACTTGGTGTTGTTGAAGTATTTCGTGATGAGTGGGAGCGCGTAGATCCGTTTAAGTTTTACTGGTGTCCTTGGGGCGATAATGTGCAAGACATGCCAGTTATTGAAGTTCATCACTTAACCCGCGAAGACGTTGAAGGTATGATTGGCGTTGAAGGATATGATGAAGCGTCTGTACGTTCCTTGCTTGTAGATTTTGGTGCAGGTGGCATGGGATGGCTTGACCAAGATAGTAATGAATATGAAGATGCTACAAGCATAGATATGGATGATGCAAGTTCTGATGTTATTGCAGCATTGCAACTGTGGGATACAGTTCCAGGAAGTTTATTATTAGAGTGGGGAATAGACGAAACTGAAATAGAAGACCCTCAAAAATCTTATCCGTGTGAAGTGTGGATGGTAAACAATACTGTCATTCGTGCGGTTCTTAATTATGACCCAATCGGTCGTAAACCTTACTACGTTACCTCATTTGAAAAAGTGCCAGGCCGTCTTGATGGTAACGGAGTCTCCGATCTTTGTATGGACGCTCAAAATATGTGCAACGCCGCTGCTCGTGCGCTTGCTAATAATATGGGCATCTCCTCAGGTCCACAGGTTGGTGTTAACATTAGTCGACTCCCTGCGGGCGAGGATATTACACAGATGTACCCTTGGAAAATCTGGCAGTTCCAACAATCTGACTACAATGATTCCTCGCCCCCAATGACGTTCTTCCAACCTAATTCTAACGCGGGGGAGTTAATGACTGTGTTTGATAAGTTTATGAACTTAGCAGATGAAGTGTCAGGTATACCTAAATATATGACTGGGCAGCATGTTCCTGGTGCGGGGCGCACATCGTCAGGGCTGTCTATGTTAATGAGTAACGCAGGAAAATCTATTAAACAGGTTATAAGTAATATTGATTTTGACGTAATACGTCCAATGCTTGAGCGTCAGTATCAAAGAAACTTGCGATACGCAGAAGACCCTGATTTGATTGGGGATGTACAGATACTTGCACGTGGAGCGATGTCTCTTGTTGTTAAAGAAGCTGAAGCTGTACGTAAAAATGAGTTTCTCAGACTTGTTTTGGAAAGCCCAGTTGCACAACAGATTGTTGGTTTGCCAGGTACTGCAGAACTTATGCGCGATATGGCAGGCAACCTTAATACAAATGTTGATCGTCTTGTTCCTTCACGAGAAGATATCCAAAAACAACAAGAAGCCGCGCAGCAACAACAAATGATGATGCAGCAGATGCAGATGCAAGAAGCTGCAAATTTACAAGAAGACGGTACACCGCAAGGTGGCAGGCAATCTAATACAATAAGCCCCAGACCAAACGGGCAGTAAAATATTGATAGATGGGCAATAGTAACTTCCAATCAATAGCACTGGGAGTGTATCTTTTTGTGTGTATATTTGATTTTGTCGTCGTGCCAATTTGGTTTGGGGTAAACAGACCAGACATTTCAAGTTTTATAGCCACTATGAACACATTGAACAATGTAGAACTGCAAATGGAGCTTATGCGGAAAATGACAGACCACCATAGTCCTTATACATTAATAGGCGGCGGGTTGTTTCATTTATCTTTTGGCGCTATTTTAACGGGCAGCGTGTTAAATAAAAAGAAAAAGGATGAATCGTAAACTGACAATCTGTTGACACGTTATTCCTTTTGAGATATTGTTTTTTTATGATTGACTTGAATCTTTGCGACAAACAACAAATTAACGCGTTGTTAAAAATTAAAGAAACAGGCAATACTGCTTTGATAGCATTGCTAGAAGAGCAAATTCAAAAAGCCGTTTCGCGGCTACAGCAAGCAGATGACATGGTTATGATCCACCGTCTGCAAGGTCGCTGCGAAGCATTTAATGATTTACTTACTGCGATTGAAGAGTCGCCTAAAGTAGTTAATCGCTCGTAAGAGCACGAAGAAGCAGACCAAAGACGGGAGCAGCATACTCAAGGCGCTGTGTAACAGAGTTGGAGCTTTAAGGAGAAAAATATGGCGTTACCTAAACAGGTACAGAAACAATTAAAAGAAGTTGAAGCGTTAGAGAAAGCGTTACAAGCCCAATCTGACCCTAGTAAAGCTGAAGTTGTAGAAGATTCCGATATTAAGGAAGTAAAGTCTAAAGAAGCTAAAGCTAAAAAGGTCAAACAGGACACTGAAACAGTTGAACCAACCGAAGCTGAATTAAAAACTGAACCTGCAGAAGTAAAGCCAGCTGACACGTCACCGACGGGCGTAGAGGACGATTTTAAGCAGAAGTACAATACCTTACGAGGTAAGTACGACGCCGAAGTTCCAAGGCTGCACCAACAACTAAAGCAGCTAACTGATGAACTAGGCAGCATCCGAAAGGAAGTAACTGCGAAGAAAGAAGCTCCGACAAAGCCGAAGGAGAAAGTCAGTTTAGTGACCGACGCAGATCGAGAAGAGTTTGGAGAAGATCTGCTCAACGTTCAACGAAAAGTTGCGCAAGAAGTTTCTCAAGAATACGAGAGTCGTTTTGAGCAACAAGAAAAAATTATTAGAGACTTGCAAGATAAAGTTGCAGGAACTGATAAGCAAGTTGGCGAAGTAGGGTTTAGTCAGAGACTAGTAAATTTAGTTCCTGATTTTGCTCAAATCGACAGCGACGAACGTTGGGTAGCGTGGCTTAATGAGCATGATCCCATGTTAAGAGCCCCGCGTAGAGTACAGGCTCAGGCTGCATTTGATTCTGGCGACGCTGAAGCCATAGCAGATTATATAAAGTTATGGAAATCAACGCTTGCTGAGACACCAGATGAACCTGAAAAACCTGTTCGCCAAGCAGAGCTCGAAAAACAGGTCGCGCCTAATCGGAGTGCAAATTCTGTGAAGACGCCGACAAACCAGAACGGTAAGTATTATTCTGCAAGAGATATGGATAATGCTTGGGTTAAGGTAAGAACGTTGAACACAAGAGGAAAGTACGATGACGCGGCAAAACTTGAAGCAGAATTGACGGCGGCGTATATGGAGAACCGCGTTAGAACCTAAAGGTGTTAACGTGTTAACTGTTGAGCAGCTGTCCTAACCAACTAACTTAATAGGAGGCCAAAATGGCTGCAGTGTTCCCCGTCGTAGGCTCAGGCTCATTCGACACAAATCCGAGTTACTCGGGTACTTTCATTCCACAGTTGTGGAGCAACAAACTAAACGCAAAATTTTATGCGAACACCATGATGACTGAAATCGCTAACACTTCTTGGGAAGGCGAAATCAAAAACCAGGGTGATACTATAACAATCCGTACAGCACCATCGATCACAATCAATGACTATGCTGGCGCGGGTACAACCCTAACTAACGAAGTTCCAGTACCAGTTACTGTCGATATGCAAATCGACAAAGGTAAATACTTCTCTGTTCAGGTCAACGACGTGCTAGCGCACCAAGCTGACATGGATCTGATGAACATGTTTACTGAAGATGCTGCAAAACAATTGAAAATTTCGATCGAAAACGAAGCTTTCTTTCAGTATTTTGTAACTGCTGGTGCAGCTGCGGCAAACAAAGGTGCTACAGCGGGTGCTAAATCTGCGGGATATAATCTCGGAACAGATGTAGCTCCTATTGACCAAGCAACACCTGCGAATGTACTAAAAGCAATTCTTAAAATGTCTGCAACCCTCGATGAGCAGAATGTTCCTGAAGATGGCAGATGGTTGATTATGTCACCGTTTGATCGTCAGCTTCTAATGCAAACAGATA